TTTTTCTTTCCTGTACCCCTTGATTTTTTCATCTCCATCTTCTTCCTCATCATCAGAATCTTCTTCGTCTGAGAGACTCGATTCTGATGAGTTGTCTACCGTTTTAAATGATTTATAATTTGTATCGGTCCATCCCTCTGGTAATTCAGAGGTGCTCATTACTATCAATAGCATTTTTTATCATCTTCTCTGACGGATTAGTCGGCTTCCATGATTCCCACGCATCATACGCATCGTTTATAGCGAGCATGTTCACATCACTCCCTGAATAAGGCTCGAATTGAATATCCTCTTCCACTTCATCTACGACTTCGATTTCTTCATCATCCGATTCCTCCTCGTCGTAAATGTCTGGAAAATAGGAACCTATCTTATTACCGACCGTGTTCATGGCACAATATTTCATACAATATTCCATATCCTTTCCCAGTATAGTATCCCTACCACACGCTTTAGCGTATTGTCCTGAGAGAACCACGGAGTGTTCTAATACAGGTGTTATAATCTCAATTGCCGATTTTTCCAGAGTTGAAGCGAAGTTTTGCGACTCCATCTTTAAATTCTAATATGTTATTGCTTAGCGCATAAACTCTAAGCTCTCTATTTTCTGACAAAGCGTTCAAGTCAAATTTGAAATTTTGGTTTTTGATCATACTGAAATTTCTTTGACCTGTGGGGTACCATCTTTCTGGTTCTAATGCGAAACTGTAGGAGTAAAATCGTCTAAATAATTGCGTCCGGGAATGATGAATACCACTCTGAACAGCTCGAAGGTTTATAAATTTACCCGTCTTTTCATTCAACACGACTTCACCATCCAATGTCATCTCCAAACTTTGTAAATTTTCGTAGGAAATATAATCATTGTTTAAAATTTGACTCGGGTGATCATAATCAAACGGATTCGATACACTCGTTCTCTGTATAACGAAAAATAATTCTTTGACTGGATTTATAAATTCGGTTCTATGTTTAAAAGGGTTTGTATTGGCCGGAATCGTATCCCTGCTCACTTGGAGTTGTGTTATGATATGATTCACTTCTTCTGATTGGTATTTTATCCGTTCCGGGTCTCCGAGTTGTACCATTTCTGTCTGGAGAGACATTGAGTTTATACCCACATCATATATACCTGAAGAAATTAGATTTATAGTTCCTTTCATAACCGAGTGTGATGTACAATAATACTCCAACGTATTGGGTGCATCGAGTGGAACTGTAAAAGTTGCGGGATCTGTGGCCGAACTTAAACCATTCGCGTATGATGTTCCACCCGTTTCTCTCAACGCGAAAGGATGCCCAGATTTATTGTATGTAAAATTATACGTGTTCCCTTTTATCAATGTAAGCGTGGGGTGGGTAGCACCGTCTATTATATATGCCATCCCACCACTCTCAACAACAACATTGAATGTTGTATTATTGGGTGAAGCGCTCACCGGTAAATCGGTTATACACTTTTCTCGGGTGTTTAATTTAATTTCTATTTCACATTCTTGCCGGGTAAGTGCGCATAAAGGGATAGACAATTCTGGATTATTATAAAAATAAAAAGGTATGTCTACTATACATTTTCGGGGAGTAGTTGCGGTTCCCAAATATCCTTGTATTTTTGTATCACTCACATTTGTTCCCGAAAGTTCGTCTGGACATTTACCTATTAATTTGGACAAATTCGTTTGTTTCGTCTGAGTTATGTAGTTTTCGGAGTGTATCTGGAGCCAATCTGCTGGTATTCTCTGAATAACCTGACCTCCTATGATCAAATCTATATATTCAATCAACGCATGACCTATAGATTCTATGTATGTATACGTAGTACCAAACGTGAGAGGTGGAAGTTCGAACTGAACACTAACGTTTTTTATGAGATCACCACAATTGTTAGGAATCGTACATCTTAAAGTACTTCCATATTCTAGGTTTCCATCTAATTCATGGTTTACTTCATATTTCGCGAAGTTTGTATGTTTCCTGAAATTTTTTACGAAGTGCGTGTACTCTGGATCGTCTGTGAAGAATATATCCTGAGTACCCTTCGTGGCGAGTTGTAATCGTCCCGCCATTCCTAATACTATACGTTAAAATTTTAAGCCCGCTAAACCACTTTCTACGTGAAGTACATTGTAATTTTGGGCGTAAATAGATAGGTTAGTTTTTGATAGTGACGAGACATCTTCCAATTCAACATCTATCTTTTTGTGTATTATACGACTCATGTTTAATTGTCCCGTGGGGTAATACATCTCGGGTTGAAGAGAAAAGGAGTACATATAAAATTCATACACGGGACTCGGGCACCCTGTATGATGACGAAGTGATTGTTCGTATGCCAGATATTGCCCACTTTGATCAAATATGGTTTCACCATTACAATCAAATTTTATATTCTTTATCGATCTATAATCGGAACGTTTACCTGATAAGATTATGTTAATGGTTTGATCTGTATTGCTAGCTTCAGTCAAAGAGTACACACGCACCCGACCGGTCGAAATGCCATTGCCGTCGTTGAAAGGAGTGCCGATCGCCACGCGCGTGCCGTCTGAGGACATAGATAGCGAGTATCCGGACAAGTCGTCCAAAGCCTCGCCGTCTATATCTGACCCTACCTGCTCCCACGCAGGAGTGACGCTGTTGTAGACGTACACCCGAACGTGGCCGGCGTCATCGCCGGTGCTAGGGTCGTTGTAGGGAGAGCCTATCGCCAAATGTGTGCCATCCGATGATAGAGATACCGACCACCCGGAGTTGTCGGCCGCAGCCTCGCCGTCGATATCTTGGCCCACCTGGCTCCAAGATACATTGTTCCAATCATACACACGCACGTGGCCGGCGTTATTACCGGTGCTAGGGTCGTTGTAGGGAGCGCCGATCGCCACCCGCGTACCGTCTCCTGATATAGATACTGACCACCCGGACAAGTCGTCTCGCGCCTCGCCATCGATATCGCCACCCAACTGGCTCCACGCCCCGCTGCTCTCTGAGTACACACGCACATGGCCGATGTCGACGCCGGCACCATTATTGGTGGGGTTGTTAATATATGCACCGATCGCCACCCGCGTGCCATCCGATGATAGAGATACTGATCGCCCGGACCGGTCTCCATAACCCTCGCCGTCGATATCATTTCCAATTTTATTCCAACCATAAGTAGCATCGTATTCATAGACCCGCACGTGGCCGGCGTTGGAGGCGGTGCCGTCGTTAAACAAAGCGCCGATCGCCACCCGCGTGCCGTCTGAGGACATAGATACCGAGTACCCAGACTGGTCGCCCACAGCCTCGCCATCAATATCGCCACCCACCTGGCTCCAAGATACATTGTCCCATTCGTACACGCGCACATGACCGACTCTGTCGCCGGCAGCAGTATTGGTGGGGTTATTAAATGGTGCACCGATCGCAACGCGCGTGCCGTCAGAGGATATAGACACTGAAGTGCCAAAGTAGTCTTCCGCACTCTCGCCGTCAATATCTGCGCCAAGCTGGCTCCAAGATACATTGTCCCATTCGTACACCCGAACCTTACCGGTCCCGCCGGTGATGCCGCCGCCCTGGGGGGGCATTATGGCGCCGATCGCCATGCGCGTGCCGTCTGAGGACATAGATACCGAGTACCCAGACTGGTCATACGCAGCCTCCCCGTCGATGTCTTGACCTAATTTTGTTATCTGAAACGTATTTGTACCAGGAATTGTTGTAGATAAGGGTGTTAAAGCTTGATCATTTGTTGTAGTATCCATGAGACGATTTTCAAACACCACACATGTGTATACCACAACTTTTCCATCTTGACTTGTAGCCAAACTAGAACCTGCAACTATAACATTTCCATCACTCGACATGGATACAACTCTCCCCATTTTATCACCCGCCCCTCCCCCAATATTCGAAAATACTTGATTCCAAGTTCCATCGGTTTCTTCGTACACTTTCACAACACCTCTATCATCACTCTCATACTTTGGGCCACCGGCCATAACACGTTTACCGTTAGATGATAATGATACACTAAACCCAAATTCATCACCAGAACCTTCACCGTCTAAATCAATTCCAATTTTATTCCAAGTACCACCCGAATATTCGTAAATACGGACATGTCCTCGATTGCTAGCATGTACATATGCTCCTACGGCGACGCGATTTCCATTTGAAGAGATTGAAACTGCATGTCCGAATCTATCACCATTACTTTCTCCCGAAATTTGACCCAAGGATGACCACGAACCTTCAGATTCTGTATAAATTTTTACATAACCATTACCATTCTGGTATTGATCAGCACCTACAGCTAATCGTGTACCATCAGAATTCAGAGAAACAGACGAACCAAAATATTCATTGGTACTCGCACCTGCTAACTGAACTAATAATGTTTGAGAATCTATATCATAAACACGAGCATATCCAGTGTTTGTAGTATCACTTAACGCACCAGACGCAACACGTTTACCATCCGATGATATAGAAATTGTTTTCCCGAATTGATCACCTGAAACTCCACTCGCTTCAAATATTTTGTTCCAAGACGCGTTCGAGTATTCATAAACCTTTATCGTTTCGGTACCATAAGCTGCACCCACGGCTACTCGCATACCATCCGAAGATATAGAGATAGATTGTCCAAACCTCTCGTTAGTTGCACCAGGAATAGATGGTCCTACTTGCGTCCATTGACCTTCCACATTATCGTACACGCGTACTTCACCATCATCGCTACTATGGTTCATAGCTCCTACAGCTATACGTTTTCCATCTGCACTCATAGCAACCGACGATCCAAATGATTCGTTTTCTTCTATACCGTTTAGATTAGATCCCACTTGGTACCATTCTACTTGATATGGGTTTTCAGAATATTCTTCTTTTGCCACAAAAAACATCTCTTTGACTGGATTTTTAAATTTTAAAAGTGCGGATTTTTTTGATTCATTTGGTTTATATACCAATTTAGATACTTGTAATTGTGTGATTAAATATTCTATAGGTCTCGTGAGTAAAAAGTTTCGTTCATCCTCGGAAACAAAATAAAAATCTGTTATGATGGAAGCATTTTTTATACCTCCATTTGTAGTTCTTTTTCTTACATTTATAGAATTTGATGATGTGTAGTTAAAAGATATATCGTCGTCGACATCCCTGAATTTTATATCTATTTCTACGAGTTGTTTAGTTATAGCACACACGGGTATAGCTAAACTTGGGTTCCTGAAGAAATAAAATGGAAGATGTACATATAATTCCGTAGTTGGATTAGATAACCTGTTATGACTAGTTAGGTAATATAAAGTTGTTCCAGTTTCATCTGTGTTGTTATTTAATTGATTGTACATGTATATGAAATCACCGGTTATACGTTCTATTGTTTGTCCTCCTATCTTCAAATCGGCGTACTGAATAACATGAGTACCTATAGACGTATTGTATAGATTAGAAGTCCCTGAAAGAGTGTCTATTTCTATTTTAAGTATAGTACTTCTAACCAAATCTCCCACGTTGCTGGGTACACGACATTTTAATAAGCTTCCTAATTGTATATCACCCGAAAGGGGTAATTCTACTGCCTCAGTAGAGAATTGGCTATGTCTTTTAAATATAGACGTAAAATACGAAATCTCAGGAGCACCTGTGAGCCACTGGTCCTGGGTTCCTGTTATGGCGATTTGAAGTTTACCTGCCATTCTTACTAGATGTGAGTAAAATTTTATGAAATAAAACGGGGCGGTATTATAGATGGATCTACGATTACGTAAATTTAATCCAGCCACCATGGCGGATGATAAAGTATGTGTTTTTGTTGGTAAGCGTAATACTGGTAAATCTACACTCGTCACCGACATTTTATGGCACAAGAAACATTTACCAGCTGGAATAGTTTTGTCTGCGACTGAAGAAGGTAATCACTATTATCAACAATATGTTCCAGATCTTTTCATTTACGGAGATTATGACAGGGATGCCATAGAACGTGTTATGGAAAGACAGAGGAAACTCGTGGGAGCGGGTAAATCAAATTGTGGTGCATTCTTATTATTGGACGATTGTATGTATGATAACAAATTCATGCGCGATACATGTATCAGGCAGTGTTTTATGAATGGTCGACACTGGAAAATCTTCTTCATGTTGACGATGCAGTATTGTATGGACCTTCCACCAGCACTTCGCGCTAATGTGGATTATGTATTTATTCTCAGGGAGAACATCATTCAGAATAGAGAGAAGCTTTACAAATCCTTTTTTGGTATTTTCCCAAATTTTGATATGTTTAATAAGGTCATGGATGCGTGTACCGAAAATTATGAATGTATTGTTTTGGATAACACCAGTAAAAGTAACAAGATAGAAGATTGTGTATTTTGGTATAAAGCAAAATTACGAAAAAATTTTAAGGTTGGGGCTCCAGAATATTGGAATACGCATAAAAAGATGTTCAATCCTAAAGGTGGGAGCGCAGCCAATAGTCTTAAACAGGCAAAAAAGAGTACCCCCATTAAAATTACTAAAACTAGGTGAGCGCGAAAAATTATTTATTAGAAAACATTGTTCACTATTAAATGTCGGCTAATATTCCTACGTTAAATTTATCTGATCCCACCGACGGGATGGTTCCTATAAATAACAGTACTACATTTGTGGAAAATTCGCCTGAAAAAAATATACTACAAAGTAAAGAAACCATGGATTCTACACCGATCGCCGATATTATGGGACAGTCCCAGGATAGTTTAGATGCGCCTATGATGGCTATGGACCCTCGTGTGGTTCAGCAGCAGATGATGGCTCAACCCCCCGCTATGGTTTCCCAAACCGCTGGAAACGAGGGTTCGGATTCTAAGAAAAGGAACCCCTTAGATCTCACCGATGATCAGATGCAGGCTCTCATCGTCGCGGTCGCCTGCTCAGCCGCCGTGAGCAAGCCTGTCCAGGATAAACTCGCAACCACCATTCCTCAATTTGTAAACGCACAGGGTAACCGAAGCTTTGTAGGGTTAGCCTCTACGGGGCTTGTCGCTGCTGTAATTTTCTATTTCGCGCGACGTTATTTTTAAAATCGAAGTACATCCCCACTCTGAGATATGTACGCAACCCCAGCACCAACTACCATAGCACCCGTTACTATCAACGTTGCTACGGCAGTATCCTTAGGATCTTTACCATACTCTTTCAGGTACTTCTTTAATTTAGCCCACCTAAAACCTTCAGTCAGTAGAATCATAAACAGGACAGAGAAAGCTGAAACCATGAACACGGTTCCAGTTTTAGCACTCAAGAAAATGCTATGATTACCGAGCCACCATATCAACATTGGTAGGATAACGGTTAACATGGACATGTTAGCCCAGTATTTCCATTCTAAACGCATGAGAGGTATGCTGAACAGTAAAAGCATCCATATAAGAACGGACATCGTAAACCTGGCTAGTGGTACCGTCACAGCACCATCAATAACACTTGACATTTATAAGTATATGATATTATTTATCGATGACGTGCGATCCGCAAAATTCTTTCTGTTCTGATATTTTTGTGTACACCCCTATCTGAACAGCAATATTGGTCAATTTCGCAAATTTGTTCCAAAATTCTTCGCTATGCGAATATTCTTCTACTACACAATGTACGAGTTCGTGTAAGAGTACGTGAAACATATCGTTAACAGTTCCATCAAGACATAATCCTATCTCAGACCCTTTGTTGGTATTGTATCCTGGTGTTTTATTCCGTTTATGTTTAATGACGAGTGGTTTTGGTTGATAAATTTTCTTAAAGTCTTCTTCGTGTGTATTTATTAAATGTTCCCTGAGCTTTTTATACTTCGCTTTAACTTCTACAACCCTCTCGTCTTCGTGTATGTTTTTAACTATAAGAGCGCTGATCACCAGTAGTAATACCACGGCCAGCATTTTTATATACCAATATAAATTTACTGTACAATTCTGATATCGGGTGTCCCTTTAAACCCTCCCATAAATCTAATGTAAACCCTTCATTTTCTAGATGTGAAACTAATATATCCTTATGTGCTAAGGGTTCAGATTTAGGTCCATCTGCGTAATAAGGTGTATCGGCTAAATGTACAAAAAGTTTTTCACCGAAAGCACCATTACTAGTTTCTTGCATTTTGAAAAAATTTCCCAAATCATCTTGATAAGGTGTTTTAAAAATCATAGTGTGAGAATCTGGAAGTATACCTACAAATCTTCCACCCGGTTTTAATCTTTTTTTAATTTCTCGCATCGTTGATAAAAATAAATCTTTCGATTGGAAAATATAATGAAGTGCAAAATTGTAGCATATGACATCATGTTTTCTCACAGGTGTAGCATGTATATCTCCCAAATAAAAATTGACACGTATTTTCATATTTTTTGCTCGTTGTTTAGCTTCTTGTAAAGCTTCTTCGTTAGGTTCACACATGTTTATATTGGCGCCAACATTCTCCCACTTTTTCAAATCACCACCAAACCCACACCCAACATCCAGTATACTATCACCCTTTCGAGTGACTCTCGATATCAGTTCTCTCTTTTCGTCGTTGTGAACACGGCGAAGATTTTCCATGATAAATTATACTTTTTTAACTCTAAGTTTGATTACTTAAAGGTAAAACGCCACAATAAGATATAATGTCTCTTGAACAAGATTTCACCACGGTACCTGGTCAATTGTTCGCGTGCCTTAGTATCGTAGG